GGCCCGAGTGAACGGGCCCTATACTATTGTTACATGTTATTTTAACTTTTTCTCGATAGATTTGAAAACTTCTACGCCTTCATCTGTCTTAAAGAAAGCTGCCATAGCAGAGTAAGGATTTTCATCGAATGGCACTGTCATAAGCTTCTTACCATTTGACGCCCAAGAAAACGATCGCTGATCATCTGATAACTTAATGATTTTTGCTTCAGCAGCTTTAACCGCAAAGTTTCTTAGTTGAACATTATCGTCTTTAGCTAGCTCTATAAATAAAACTGGGTTTTGTCTAGCAAATATAAGTGCATCGCGTTTTAATTCTTTTGATGACATTGTATTTACTTTACTACCAACCTCAACTCTTATTATAGCTTCTAGTTGATCTACATCCATACTTCTAGCAGCATTCAATGCGTCTATTTGAAGTTCCATCATATCAAGTTCGTCAGTTGCTTCTACAACAGAATCGAACTCTTTATAACGTTTTCCCTTCATTGGGTGATACAAAGATAATAGTTTTTGTAACGCTTGTTTTTCTTTTGGTACAACTAAAGCACCATCTTTAAATAATATAGTGCCTAGTGTTACTTCACCTTTTTGATCATCTACAAATGGTGAGTTTTGATTTGTAGCGTAACGTAATTCTCTTTGTGTATTTGTTTCACTATCATACCAAAGTAGCGGAACTTTTGCGCTGTGCTTTGATGGTATTCTTAGCGTTAAGGGTTTGTACCTTCCAGTTACTAGGTACGTTCTATCTTTTATTTCCCAACCTTGTTCTATAGTTGGGACTTCTTTTGTTTTTGCCATGATATAATATAATAAAATTGATAAAAAATAAAGGCGTAGGGCGCCGAAGCGCCCATACCTTTAAAGTGATATTACTTAGTAAACAATACAAAGTTGTTAGCACCTTGTACACATAGACATCTTTCAGATAGGAAGTTTACTTCCATAGCATCAAGATCGCTAGTGAACGCACCACCAACAGAACCAGTCAACCAAGTCTTCATACGACGATCGTCAGTTTGAGACGCTCGGTAACGTACGTGCAAAAATGGACGACGAATGTTTGAACCAAGAATTTGATCATATACAGTTGATGTACCTGCAGGAATCAACACCCCGTCGATAGCACTTGTGCCATATCCTGGAGGAATTAATCCGTCTTCGATAGCACCTCTTGTAGAAGCATCGTTTAGATATTTCCAGTCAGTTTTGTAGAAGTCATAAGAACCTCTGCGGAAACCGCTGAACCCTAAATTCAATGCCATATCTTCTGAATTTTCAAAGATACCATAAGAAGTACCACCAGAGTAAGCAGCGTTTACAGCGGCTAGCATATCGTCAAAACCTAGAGAAGTCTCACGGTTTAAGAAAAGCATGTTTTCTTCAATAGCACCTTGAGTATCTAAGTTACGTAGGATATTATCAAACTCTCCTAGTTGTGAAGCAGCAGCGTTAAAGCCAGTTTCCACATTACCACGAGCTTGAATAGCAGCAAATAAACCTTCTGTACCTTTGTAACCAGCAGCAGCGGCAGAACCAGCACCTAAAGTATCATCAGCTTTTTCACCTTCAACTACGCTCATTTCAAGATAATCTTCGAAACGCAAGCGAGTTTCAGACTCAGCTTTCAAATACCAAAGGTATCCTCCAGTTCCATCTTCAGTAGCAACTTCTACCCAACCAATCTGAGCTGTGTCAGAACCAGAAACAACATATTTGTTACGGATAATAACTGGTGAGTTAGAGAATTGAGTGAAAGAAGGATCTACACTTACATAACCATCAGCAGCAGTAGCTGAAGTATTGTTAGGTGTAGAAGAACCTTTTGCATACTCAGAGCCATAAACAAAGATTTTAACTCCAGTAGTAGCAAGCGCAGCTGTAGTAGTAGCATCATAAGGAGCTACAGTAAGTGCACCAGTTGTAAGGTTAGAAGCAGTTACAACAGCCTTAAGCTCGTTGCCAGCACCATCAAGCGCTACAATTGTAGCCTGTGGAGATACAACGTTTTTAACGTCTGCGCCTACAGGAATAGTAATTGTATTTGTTTGATCGTTGGTACAACCATCATAAGAGATGTGTAAACGGTTTTGCTCAGACCAGATAACCTGATCAGAAGTCATAGGCATTTCAGCCCCTACCATACGTAAGAATCCGGAAAGCGTACGATTCCCGTAGCGCTCTACTTCAGCTTCGTAAATTTCAGGTAGATACTGTTGTGCAAATGTATCAGAATCGCCAGCGCCAGCACCTCCGTTAAAAGACAGGAAGTTTGTGTCTAGCAATTGTTGTTGTTGACTTGGGACTATACCCCCAAATAATGGATCTAATGCCATAATAAATTATTTTAATTTTTTAATGTTACTTTTTTGATTTTCAATTTTGAAGAATCAACTCCGCTAATTGCTTTAACTTTTAATCCATTAACAAATACTTCACCAGAAGCTGTTTGACGTGGTTCAGTCGAAATGTTTTTCGATTTAGCCATAACATCTTTAACAGCGTCAGCTTTTCCTTGTTCATAAAAGTGTTGGGCAATGGTATCAGCGTTTCTAGCAGCATACAAAGCTTTGTGGTATCCCTGCATATCACCTATTTCACCTTCTTTATTTAGAAACGTTCCAATAAAATTAGTAATATCTGATTGTGCTTGAGCTACGTTTTTAGGGTTTTTAATACCGTATCTAAATTTTTTTTCACCAACGTTAAAATCAAAACCTTTGAAATTATCGTTTAGTAAATCGTTAGTGCGATCAATAAAACCTTTATGTTTACTTTGAACTGCTTGTTGCTCTTCATTGTATCGGTTGAAAAAGTCTAATGCTTTTTGTTGCTCTTGGGTTACGCCCGGTCTCAACTTGATCTCGTCGTAGTATCTACCTTTTAAGCCTTCAAGAAAGTCTTTAGCTTTTGCAGCCTCCTCTTTGAACGCGATTTTCTTTTTGCGTATATCTTTTGGTTCGTCTATATCTTCATCATAATCAAAGTCTTCTAGTAAAAGACTTACATCTTCAGAATCTAAGTGTGGTTTAGTTTGTTTATAGTATTCTCTAATTAAAGTTTTACTATCAACATTGGTATAATCTGCATTAAGCCTAACATAGTCTTCTACAGTTCCACCAGTTTCTTCCATAAAAGTAACTAGCTTGTCAATATTTTCTGGTAGTTGTTTTTGCTCTGCAACAGTTTGCTGTGGCTCTTTTTGTACAACTTCTTTAGTTTCCTCTTCTATCTCTTCAATTGCAGTTAAAGGAGACTCTACTTCTTCGTCGGAGGTCCGTATTTCTTTAACCACTTCTTCGCTGTCGCTACTGTCTTTGGACTCTTCGATAATAGCATTGCTATCATTTGTCTCTTGTGTTTGAACGGCATCGTCTTGTTCTTTTTTTATTTCTACTTTTGTAACTTCAGGCGTTACTTCGCTTTGAGTTTCTTTAGCAGTGGCGGGTATTTCTACTTTAGTTACCTCGTTTGATTTACCTAAATTTTTAGGCTTAGAAGGTGTTTTCATTTTAAACTCTCCTTCTTGTTTTACTTCTTCTGACATAATATAATAATATAAAATTAAAGGATTTTATTTTTACTGGGGTTCAAACTGCTCTAGTCCAAACCCTCCTAGCGAGTCAAATCCTGATGACTCAAAATTCTTAGGTAATTCGTCGTTTTTACGTTGTGAAATCATTTCTGATTGCTGCGTACCAATTATTCTAGCACGCTCGTCTTTACGATCTTCTATTTCTTTTTCTCTTTGCGTTTGTGCTTCAGCTTCTATTTTAGCTAACTGTATATCGTATTGAAATTTCTGCTCCATCAATTGTCTTTTTATTTGAGCTTCCATTTCCATTTTTTTAATATCAAACTGAGACTTGCCTTGCTCAAGTTGTAGTTTGCTTTCAGTTAACGCTTGTTGCTTTTGAACCTCTGCTAAAGCTGCTTGTTCAGAAGACTGGGCATTTGCTTGAGCTTGAGCTTGTATATTTTCTAATTGTATAGCTCTTTCTCTTTCAGCTTTTTGTCTTTGTTTTTGTTTTAAAAGTTGGTTTGCTAATTTTGTATTGTTAACTTGTCTTATGTCTATAGCATCTTCTAAACCTATTTGACCAGCCTGTATAGCTACTTGAATATTTCTTTCTAGCGTTTGTTTTTCTTCTTGTTCTGGCTCAAGTTCTAAAAATATACCAAACTCATGCAAATTTAATTTTTCTACTTCTTGCAAGGTGCTTACGTTTGAGTTATTTATAGAACTCATTAAAGCATTTTTCAATAGCGGAAAACTCAAAGCATCTGAAGCTTTTAAACTAATATTTTCAGATACTCTAATTGTTAAATACATTAAAGACTGAAGTATATGCTTTGTAGCTGTGTTAGACGCAGCTGCAGCTAATTTTTGTAAACCAACCAACGAGTCTTGACTTGGTTGACTACCGTCTCTAGCTTCGTTTAATCCGGTCACATCACGTATCATCTGTAAATAATACTGATATGTTTGAACAAGAGATTGTATCTTGCCCATAGCTGAAGAAGTTTGCAACTCTTGAATAGGTACTTTACCTGAATTTAAATCTCCGTCTTGAGTTAAACTTCTACCAACAATGCTACCAGTTTGAAAGTACATGTTTAAAGCTTCTTGTGGATTGTAGCTTGTACCATTACCAAGATCAACCTCAGCTAAACCATCTACATCTACAAACACACCGTCTGGCACCATACGTGCTAACACCTGTTGTATTTTTAAATGCGTAAGTTGTATCATATCAGCAAAACCAATACATTTGCTTACAACACTCTCTATACGACCTTTATACATACGAGGAGCAGTAATGCTATAGTTCATTTGAACTTTAGTTTGATCGCTATAAGGGCGTGTCATGTTCTCAGCTAACTCCCACTTTAGCATTTTTTCGTAACCAAGTATTTTCGCTCCGCTATATAATACTTCAATCGCTCTATGTACTTTGTTATAGTTTTCAGCGTTTTCAGGTGGATTAAAAGAATCGTCTTTTTCTAAAGCTTTTTCAAGACCTTGATCTGTTTCTTTTATTTTAAATACTTGATTATTGTAAGTTTTGTATTCAAAAAATAAAACCTGTACTTGATTATACTGATCGTCTTGACCATAATAATTACGCGTATAGTTTGCGTCACCTGGATATTTTTCTATTTCTTCTAAGTCACTATCAGTTAAATAAGGAAAAAGCT